AAATGTAATCATCCCCATCGATCTGGAGAAGATAATCTGCATCAGTCTCTAGGAATGTTTTAAGTACAGAATTTTTACCAAATCCTGGAGTACCATTGGACTCTGTAACCTTTACTGGGAATCCATGGTCAAAAGAAAGTTGGGTCGCCTGAGAAAGATAGTCGCCATCTTGAGTATTAATAACGACAATCCGCTCGTGAGGAGAGGAGTTTGAGTTCACGGACTGCAAACAGCGAACTAACTTCTCAGGTTTCCCATTGGTCAGGATAGCGACCAAAACTTTAGCCATCTTCGTGTTCCATATCATGAACATGAAGTGCAATCAAGGCATAATGCAAGACCTTCATTAGATCCTTGCGATTATATCCATCTTTCTTGCCATAGCGTTGGGCATATTTCATAATGTTCCCAATACAAAATCCTTCGCCATGACCACCATCGATTATAAACTCGGTGGCTTGAAACTTATTGACGGAATAATGTTCACCATAAGTGGCGTCGACATACGCTTGAAGTTGGGCGATGTTATCGCCCTCATTATATTTGTAGTCAACAAGTCCATATTCTTGTGGTGTTATTTCCATACTTTTTGACATTTTTTGCTTCTCCAAATTATACTTATAGACCGCTGCTTTGTTTGGTAGATAAGCCATTCATTAATCACTTTCTCTTAAAAGTCGGAGTCAACCGAGTCATCTTCGCTCGGTTGATCAACAGATCCGACAAGTTCATCATCCTCGTGGAGACCAGCATCAACCTTAGTGTAAAGGTCAATGAAGGCAGCACGAGTATCTTCGTCAAAACGATTAACACATAACTCGATGGCTTTCAGCCTATCATTGAACATAGCATAGGCATTCACGATATGCTCAATCCTACGAGTAGAAACAAGGTCATCAATAGCACCTTCAGAGAAGGTTTTTCTGATCACATCAGCCCAACGGACAAGTTTCTCAGCAAAGTCTTCATCGACTTTACCAACTTTACCCATCTTACCGAGCACAATCTTTTTCTCTTGTGCTTCAGAAGGGAACTGTTGTTCAACAGTAATAGCAAACCTTTCTAGGAATGCTTCATCAAGAATCTGGGCAGAGATAAACTTGCCATCATCAGATCCACGACCCTTAGTATTAGCAGTCGCAATGACGTTAAAACCAGCAGACGGAGCAACCATCTCACCAGTCTTTTTATTGAAGTATGGTTTACCTTCAAGGATAGCTTGAAGACACATCAGCTTGTTAGAGCCACGATCCAACTCATCAAGAATTAGAACCGCACCACGCTTCATAGCAGTAAGCACTGGACCTTCACGGTAAACTACGTTACCATCGACCAGAGTATTACCACCAATCAAATCATCCTCGTCAGTCTCAACAGAGATATTGACACGGATTGCTTCACGTTTGGTCTTAGCACAGATCTGCTCGACCATAGTGGTCTTACCGTTACCAGACAGACCAGAAATAAACGTGGGGTAAAATAGACCAGACTTAATAATCTTAGTCAGGTCTCTGTGGAAACCAAACGCGACATACGTTGGGTCAACCACAGGAATTAGGTTATCAACCTGCACCGCAAGTTTTGCTTGGGTCACAATCTTAGCATCCTCAACTGGAGCAGGTGCAGACTGGGGAGTAGGATTACTCGCCACGACTTTCAGTCCTGCTACATCAACAGCGTATTTATTGTAACCGATTTTGTTCTCTCTAAAGAACCAGTGCGGATAGGAAATGCCGAGATCCTCGACAATTTTAGCGACCTCTGGTCGCGTAAAGGTTTCTTGATTCTTCTCATTCAGAGCGTTTATCAAGATCTCACGATTTACTTTACTCATAATATACCTCTCTCATTAAGTAATACTCTATTCTCGCTTATTTTACTCCAAAAGTCAAGCGATTTTTTCAATAAATTTGGTTAAAAATTTCCTAGAATTAGTCTTGTTTTTCTGAAACTTTTTGAACCCACGAAGCAGTGCACCTTTGTTTTCTGCATCACCGTTGATTTCAAGTTCTTCATCATTACCAAGATCTGAAGATTTCAGGATGAATGCATTAGCAAAACCATTCATACCATTAACCTCTAGGAAACCATCACCCAACCAGTTTTTCTTCCATTCATCAGCAAACTCAGCATCTTTCTCAAAAGACCAACCTTTGACATCCTGCCATATCTGTTTGTTACGGTGTTTATTGTTTTCACCAAGGAAGTAGTTAACAGTCCTAGAACCAGTTGTCCTGTCATAGTGAGCAATCACAGCTTCACAAACCTGATCAGAGAATCTTTTCTGCCACATATGTCCAGAAGGATTACCAAGAGTCGTCATACCGTTTTCACGGATGGCAACTTTTGCACCATTTGGAGCATAAATATCACGAGCAGTTTTTCTCCACTTGTAACCACCAGAATCATCAACCTCACCCATACCGAGTGCACCAGTGTTACCGCCATCAGTCAGGAACAAAGTATTCAAGACATCAATGCCGTAGTTCTTACGAAAATCCAACGCGATAGGTCTCATAAGCAGAGCCATAGAGTCAAGAGGTGTACCACCAAGACTCAAATCACGAGGGAAGCTGTAACTGTCACAGAATGGTTCACCCTGTTGACGGTTTTTGTAAGAAGTGTAACCAGACATCATAACCAAGAGCATGTTAAATGCTTTCTTGTATTCATTCTTACCAGCACCAGAGTGAATAAGACGCATAATATTCAAATCTTGATCAACCAGCTGAAGGTCACCTTTCTTCTGATTCTCAATTGCATGCTCTATTTTTTTACTGGAACGATTATTAGTGAAAGAGTAAACCTCAAAAGGAATGTTTACTTTTTTACAGAAGGCAATCTGGACTAGCAACTGCTCAATAGTACCAGCCATTTTATCCCACATAGATCCAGAGAAGTCGATAGCCATAAGCATACCGTGATTTTTACCATCAGGAACAACAGTAGTCGATAGGAAGACATCCTCAGTCAACTTGGTTGCCCACAACTTGTCCATATTCAATTCACCAGTTTTGTTCTCACGTGCTTTTGCCAAAGACTTAGCTTTACGTTTAGACTCAAACTGATTGACCATCATATTGATATAAGCACGATTCTTTTTGTTGAAAATATTATTCAGCTTTTCAACTGCAGTATCAAAATCAATTTCTCTGCTTTTAGTAATGTAATCATTATAACCTTCATCGTACAGATTGAAAGTAATACCTGCTCTAACATCCGCTTCAATAGATTCCCATGGGTCTAGATTAACGAATTTTTTGTAATCAAGTTTAGGGAAGTTTACCCAGATCATTTCAGGAGAACCAGTGTCAACAAGTTTATCCTCATTTTTACGAAATGCTTGATCAGTGATAGAAGCAGGTTCGTTACCATTGTCGTCTTCAAAGTCATCCATCATAGAACTTTCAGACTCTTCATCACCTTCAGTTTGTTCACCCTCTTCACCATCTTCATCAGAATCTTCATTGCTAGGATTACCATTACCATCCTGCTCTTCTTCTTCATCTTCTTCTGGCTCATCATCACCACCGTCAGAGTCGCTAGGGAAATCTTGCAATTCCTCATCACCCTCTTCACCTTCATCACCGTTACCGCCAGTGGTTACGTTTTCTTCTTCTTCATCCATTTCTTCTTCAGCTTTACCATACAGGTCATTAGCGATAGCCACAACGTCTTCCCATGTCTCAGCATTTGTGATACGGTCAACGAAGACTTGCTCATCTTCAGTAAATTCAACATTGGCGAACTGACCAACTTTGAAGAATAGATTAATACGATCGATTAGAGGGAAAGTATTGATATCGCGATCGCCGATCCCGAAGAAATCCAACTCGTATAATTCACGATATCCTCTGTAGAAACTTTTTGTGAGTCCTGGAAAACGCTTTTTGATGTCACGTTCAATACGAGCATCTTCAATTACGTTCAGGAATGATTTGTAACCACGACCTTTAGTAGAAGCAGAGTCGTGCCATCCGTCTAGGGGAGTGTTCAATGCGTGACTGACTTCATGACCAATCAAAAGGTCATAAAGGTCAGCAGACATTTCTTTTTTGAAAATAGGAAGAACGACCTTACGCTCTTTCAGATCGAAATAAGCAGTAGGTACGTTCTTATGCTCTAACGTAATATTCTCAGTAGCAAGTAACTTAGCTAACGTAGATTTTTGCGATATTTCCATTAGGTTCTCCTCAACTCTTATACCTATTCTCGCATATTTTGAGGAAAATGTCAAGCGTTTTTTTGCTTTTTTTGCAAAAAATTTTTACTTGTATATCAGAAACTTAGCTTAAACGCTCGAAATATCTTGTGATTGCCTTGATTTTTTCAATCTGTTTATCAATAATCACGGTTCTGTTAGCCCATTTGATATAGTCTTTCTCAGGATTCTTCTTCAGATTCAACAGTAATGGGAGGATAAGATCCTCTACATCCCTTAATTTACCTGCAACATCTTGCTCGACTAGGGCACGATGTTCATTTATCATTCCTGAGTTATCAGCTGTAAGAATTCTTGACTCCAGCTGTTCAAGTTTGTCCATAATAGCATCCATCTGATCAGAGGATACTTCCGCTTGGACTGGTTGTGATGTGGTACTACCAACACCAAGTTCGTCTTCATCTACAATTGTAAAACCAAAATCATAATCGTCAGACATTTTATTCTCCTATCCTGCAAGATTATGCTGATCAATCAGCTTTGCTTGCGCTCTTATTCTTTTCATAACTTTTTTTCTAATTTTCTTGGTAGCACGGTCAAGTTTCATTTTTGAAACTCTCTGTGTGAAGTTCTGACCTAACATATGGTCATACTCGTGCAGTACAACTCTTGCTGCTAACTCGTGAAACTCCTCCACGACATCTGCACCTTCAACATCCTGATATTTCAATGTAACCGATTTGGGTCTTTTGACTATCAAGAAAACTTCGGGAAGTGATAAACAACCTTCTTGCATAGAAACTTGTTCTTCACTTATCCCGATAATTATCGGATTGATAATATATCTTTTTAATGACTCACCATCGCCGAATACAAATACTTTTGCATCTATCCCGACTTGGTTCGCAGAGAGACCAATCCCTCCCAATTCCTTTTGTTTTTCAAAGAGTTTATCACACAACTCTTTTGCATCTTCTTTTTCAAAGTCAAACTCTTTTGGTTCTCTCTTTAAAAAAGGATCACTTATTTTTAATAATTCCATTATACCATTACCGAATAATTTTGTCGTTTCTCGAACTTAATAACCGACCTGAATTTATCGAACAATTGATCGCCTTTATGACTAATCACAAATACATTTGTGTCTTCACCGATCGTGTTCAACAAAGTCATAACATAATCTGTCCCATTGTTATCAAGGGAACTATCAAACACCTCGTCGAGAATTAATAAATTGGTGTTTGCGCTGTTCTTCATTTTGGCAATCGTTCTCCAAGTGAACAACAATGCCAAGTCTATTCTTTGTTTCTCACCCTCACTAAACGAGGCATATGAGAATTTATCTCTTCCGCGAGATTTTATAGTTTCATTAAACTTCTCGTCTAAGTTGAAGTTTACGAAAAAATCCATCGCTGCAAGATATTTATTCGCCAAAGCATTTATTGCAGGAAGATATTGCTTAATAATTGTAGTCTTGATACCAGTATCTTTTAGAAGTGAAGACACTGCTTGCATATAATGCATCTCTTCATTTTTGTCAGCACGTTCTTTATTTGCTGATGTCACTTCTTTGGCGAGGTCTTTGAGTTTGTCTTGCTCTGTTTCGATATCAGCCACTCTGCCTCGAGCATCGCCCAACTCCGCATGTAAGCGTTGAAGATATTTTTGATTAGTTGAAATCTCATTATTTGCCTCGATAATTTCTTCCTGAAGATCTTGGTATTCTTTGATCAGTACATCAACTTTGTCAAATTCTTTTGACATGTCTTCCGATGCTTTTTCGAGTTCTTTAATTTTCTCGGATCGTTCTGATTGCATCTCCGTTTTGTGTTCGTGGGGTAAACCTTGCTTACAGGTTGGACACTCATCGTACTCGTCATAGAATTCTAATTCCTTATTTGCTTTCTTTATTTGGGAGATGAATTTGTCTTGGAGGGTTTCGAGTTTTCTTCTTTTTGCGGTTGGATCCCCCATACTCTTCGCCTGTTCCGACTTTGCGTTTGTATTTTGTTTAGCATCTTCGATCTTTGACTCCAACTCATTTATCTCTCCTTCGATCTGTGCGAGTTTTTCTGCTTTGTTATTTTCTAAAGTTTCAATATACTTCTTTTGGATTGTCGCCTTTTGTTTTGCGACTTCAACTTTCGACTCGATGTCTCGGATCTCTCCTTGTAGACCAGTTAGTCTTTCTTTCATCAAGCCATTCATCGTTGTGAATATCTGGATATCTAGGATATCTTCAATTACCTCACGACGAATATATGCAGGAAGTTGCATGAACGGTGTAAACGATGCACTCCCCAGAATAACGATTTGTGTGAATGATTTATAATTAAGATTTAGGATAGACTCTTCAAGATGCTTTTGTGTATCTCTTAGAGCAGCATCCTGATCAATCATTTCATCGTTACGATATACTTCAAATATATTTGGTTTGACTCCTCGTCTTACCTTGTATTCATTTTTACCAATACGAAATTCAACCTCAACCAACAATCCTTTCTGATTGATAGAGTTAAGCAGTTGTGATTTGTTTATGTTTCTAAAAGGTTTATTGAACAATGCGAAACAAAGTGCATCTAGGAATGTTGACTTCCCTGCACCATTATCACCTACAATAAGAGTAGACGGAGATCTTGTAAACTCAACCTCAGAGAAAGCATTACCAGTGGAGAGGAAGTTTTTCCACCGCAGTTTTTCAAAGTATATCATAAATTTTTGGCTTCTACATATAGACCTTTGACAACATCTTTAAGTCTTTTTCGGTCTAAGTCAGTGTTGATATTATCAATGTATTCATCAAGCAATGTTATCGTGTCTTCAAGATTCAGATTATCAGTATCGATTGCATCGTCTTCAAACTCAGAAAAGTCCTCGATAATTTTTAACTCAATCAAATCACAAGACTCGAGTTTATCTATAAAGGCATCAAACCTTCCGAAATCAGATTTTTGTACTACAACTACCTTAACAGACCCATTTGCAATGCTAGAATAATCAATAGCATCGATATCTGTTCCAGAAGAATTATCTGCGTCGTTGTAATAGAATTTGTGAAATACGTTAAATGGGTTTTGGATGAATTCCAATTCATTCGTTCTCGTATCATAGATGTGAAATCCTCTAGGGTCGTCATAATCACTCCAAGTAATTTCATAAGGGTTGCCAAGATAAGTAATGTTACCGTTGCTAGAACGGTGATGAAAATGACCAGAACAGACAAGCTGGAATTTATCAAATATTTTCGGATCCATCCCATGGTCGTTTGCATGACCTTTATACATTTGGAAACCAGCAAGTTCATAGTGTCCAAAACATACTGTTGCATCTGTTTCATCGATTGCCTCCATTGTCTGTCGATAATTGTCAGAACAAATCCAAGGAGTAAACAATATATCTCTGCCGTCAAAAGATAGCTTGGTCACTTCTGGATAGATGTGAACACAAGAGTAATCTTTAAGCAAAAGTTCAGGACTGTTCACTTCATTGGTATTCTTAAAATATGTATCGTGATTTCCTGGAATCATATGCATATCGATCTCAAGTTCCTCGACTTTGTCAAAGAAATATTCACGACAACTTTTGTATGTATTAAAGTTGATAAATTTTCTTCGGTCAAAAATATCACCAAGATGGATGATAGTTTTAATCTGACGTTTTTCTAACTCTGGAAAAAATTTCTCTCTGTAAAACTTTTCAAAGAATTTATCAAAGGGAATAGAGTCAGAACGTGCACCGAAATGAGTGTCTGTAATCAGAGCAATTTTCATAGAGTGTCTTTCTTAGAGAGTACGGTCAAAGCTGATAGCAAAGGATCTGCCACCTGCACCATAGTTGGGTAGAATCTCGAATTCTCTATCAAGTATATCTGATATTTGAAATCCAATTCTAGTTTTTGTACCAATATATTTACCGATGTTAAAATCAAATGTAGAAACATTATCAATAGGAGAACCATCGAAGTCGTCTCCTCTTTCAAACTGACCAACATAGCCAATTAAATAGTCCCAACCATTTACCATTCCAAACCAAGATACTTTGATTTGATATTTAGCAGATCTAAGTTGGTTACTATCATTGATCAGTGCAGCCATATGTAATGCACCATTATCAAATAATAGATGCTCATTAAATTTAATTCCTCGAGATATATAGCCACCTGTGTTAATGTATTTATATGCTTGCATATCAAAGTCTATACTCTCATCAAAGTGATAATAAAAGACTTGTACCCAATCATAAGCCATCTCGATACCTTTACCATCTTCTGCCTCGAGGTCAGGATTAGCAGATACCCAGTCGTCGCCAAATCTTTCATATAAGTTTGGCATTCTGATACTGTTAGCGACAGATACTTTAAATTTTTCGTATTCGTATCCTGCTCTGAAAATTAGATTACCATCTTCCCATCTAGTACCGAGAGCAATAGTATCGTTTTGATAATTAACATACACTGCTTCGTGTTGATAATCCTCATCATTATATGATTGTTTGTGTGCTTGTAATCCTAAAACAAGACCGTCTGTAACTTCTTCATTGAAGTCTACAAAATATCTTTTGCTAATTGATGACCAACCAGTATTATGCTCAACGTCATTCTCATGATAGCCGATAGTCATCCAATTATTTCTAATTGATAGATCTCTTTTTTGACCATCTTGAACACAATTATTGCTAGGAGTAAATCCAACCCAGCAGTTATCATAGTCGTATGAATAATCTTGGACTGTTGCTATGGTCGTCCAGTTATCTGTTTCATATTTAGTTTTAAGTGTTGTGTTCTCAAACCAGTCTGTTTCTTCGTTGTCTGTTCTAACAGATCCATTTGAACCTTTATAATGTGAGAACTGAAAGAACTCATTACCACCGATGATCAGTGAACGATCTTCACCACCTTTATAAAAGAATCTTGGGTCGAAAGTATCTTCCATCAATACAGTTCCAGCCATAGCGGAACTTCCAAACAAAACACTATTTGGTCCAGAGATAATCTGATATGTTTGGAATGTCGGTAACTCTGTACCAAAATCAAACCAACCACCACTCGGATCGTTTACTGGAACTCCGTTTCTATAAACGGCAGTATGTTTTGTGTCTGTACCATGCCTTGCGACTGCAGCAAAACCGCCGAGTCCTCCAGCTTGAAATACATTAAACATTTGCACTGCTTCAATTGCAGAGCCATCGTACTCAGGTTGAGAAGATCCTATTTCTTTGGTGGATCCAGTAACAACCACTTCTTCTACTGCTCCATATGCACTTGTTGCCCAAAGTGAGAACAAGATTACGAGAGCAATCTTCACTACATTCATAATATCTCCAGTTAGTAAATTAAACCATACGCTATACACCATAATTCTAGTGCTAACCAATATAGCGCAGGATATGCAAACACTACGCTGATTCCAGCGAGTGCAATATATAATAAATCTTTATCTTTAATTCTATACATAATACCATTCAGGTGTTTCGCGTTTCGTCCATACAGCCATCTTTGCTTTAGCAACGCGATAATATTGACGATATGCTTCAATCGAATCTTTCTGTTTAAACTCGTCTGGCATAGCTTGTGGCATTTTAGTCATCCCACCACTCGGAATATTTGTAGGTGGAGTTTTCAAAATGTGTTGTAATTTTTGTTGAGTCATATGGATTTTACCATACCTATATGTATACTCGGCACATAGCTTTTCCCACAGAGCATGCAACCAAATATAGTTACTGAATGATTCCCTCACCCAGATACCAGATGGATGGTTGATGTGTGATGCCTTGTAAAGTATTTGATCAAGTTCAGGATTAGGATGTTCCCATCTAGCGATACGTCTACCAGCTGCAGTCTTATCATACCACTGTGTTCCGTCAAGAACACGATGAGCAGTCGACATCAACTGAGCATATTCGATAATCATCTTAACAACGTGTTTGTCGAGGTGTTGCTTGGCAGCAACCTTGTAATCCTCATCTAGATAAAAAATATTCATTAATCCATCCTCCTGAAAACTTCTCGGTAATGATTATCCAATACTTTTCGTGCAATGTCAAGATCTTTTTTCAGACCTTCGTATGCAATAATTCCGTTGTTAAAATCCTTCTCATATTTCGTGACTATTTCACGAGCGACCTTTAAGGGCATCTGTAATTCTTCTTCGCGCATCGCGATCTCCGAGTTCATATGCTTGCAAGATTATATCATACAGTTCTTTGGGTGAAAAGTCAAGGACATTTTTTCGCTCAGTTTTTCCTCTCATGTCCTTCTCAAATACCACGAGATTATCATCGTGGAATCTAATGTCTTCTATTGATTTTATCATGACCTTAAAATAGTTACTAATGTGTTTGTCTGACTGATTGCATCGTCTAGAGCATTATGATGTGTGTCATTTTCGTTTGCTCTAATCTTTGCATTACTTACTCCAACCAAATTAGTCGCAGTTTTAAAACAGTGAATGTGCCAATACATCCATGGTGGTTTTTCATAACCAACTGAATACATGGCAGACTCTAGGATTTGAACATCAAACCCAGCACTGTTTCCCCAGATAGGAATAGATTTATCTCCATACCATTCTCTGAATTCGTGTATCGCTTTATCAAAAGGGATTACATCAACAAGTAATTGTTTGAGTGCTTGTTTGTTCTGTTTACCCCACCACTCGATAGTTCCTTTATCTACATGGCGGTCATACTTCTTACAGGTAGAAGCATCAATGTTTTGATAATAAGTATCAATTACTCCAGATTCGATATTGAATTTGGTTGCGCCGATCGAGAGTATTGCAGCATTTTGTCTTGTGCTAAGTGTCTCAATATCAACCATAACTTGATACTGCTTTGGATTTGTAAACAGTTGTGCACCGTCCATTATTTACTCTCAACCTTAGTCTGCATGACTTCACTTTTTTCTTTAGCCATTTTCAATGCCTCTTTATCATCAAGATATTTCGGTCTACGCTTTTTAAGTTTTGATTTCTGATCAGTGAATTTTTCTTCTAGGGATGCAGACTCATCAACTGCCTTACGAATATAATCGAGATATTCAGAGTTGTGCTCATTACCATCTGCACTAGAGTCTAGAAGTTCTTGAATGTCTAAACTTCCGATATATTTTTTCTTCGTATCCATCTGCTTTTTCTCTTTCTGGATACGTCTAATAAATGCATAGTATGTAATCTGTGTAAAGTATGCAAAAGGATTTTTAGATTTTTCTGGATCGAAGTTATCAATATATGTGATGCAGTTTTCGATACCATCGAGAATCATTTCATCTCTAAAAGTATAATTTACAAAATTGGATTTATATGCTAAGTGGTTTGCAATCTTCACCATGCATTCGCCGAGATACTCAGTCACACGAGGTTTGTCCTTCCCTGCTTTCTTTGCAGCTAGAACCTTCTCGCGATATTCCGTTATCGCAGCTAGGAATTCTTTATTGTCAACGTAGTGTCGACTGTTTGGATCTCTTCTTTTTGCCATAATATTACCATTCTATATTAACAAGTTGTAAATGTCAAGCACAAATTTATTTTAAAAAAACTTTGTAATTATGCTTGACTAATCACAAAATTATGCGTATAATCAGCGTGTCGCTGTTTGAACGAGATATTAATTTATCCTGTTCTTTTCTTTTGCATCGAGATACTCGAGCAAATCATCAGGCGATAGGGCATCAGCCATCGCATCGAGGGGATCTCTCCTTCTCGGAGTCGGAGGTTTCATCAATCCCTCTTTATCAATAAACAATCTTTGCACACACTGCTGATATCCTTCGTGGTGAGTATCTATTAAATCAGAGACCACCGTGATTGAATCCGTGTTGATAGTGAACGCCACATCATCACTCAGACCCATCCATGCTTTTAACATGTAATGCTCAGAAAGATGATCTTGAAACTCATTCACGCCACCAGACCATATTTCAATTGGGTACATTATATTGATAAATTTATCATTTAGATCGTAATCATTCTCAAGAGTGGCAACTATTTGAGAGCCATCTAAAAATTTTACTACTTTTATTTTATCAAATTTCATTTGTCAACCTTGACGAGTTTGTAATTAAATCCTTCTTCATTATATAATTTAACCCTTTCTACCAAATGTTCAAGGGTGTAATTCTTTTTTGATTTCCAAGATAGATCGTCGCCGATGTCGAATAATTTACATGCGACCTTATTATCTCCGAGTCTCAATCCTCTACCGATAGATTGTAGGTTTCTAATCCTACTCTTCGATGGCGAGGAGAACACCACATTATGAAGATTCCTTATATTTATACCAGTTGAGAAGGTTCCATACGATGCGACGATGATTGCGTTGTCGCTTTTCTCTGTCAATGCTCTTATTTGTTCTCTTTGATCAGTCTCAGTTCCACCATACACGAAGAATACTGGACGATCTTTTTTTGCTTTTTTCTTTATTTCGTCATATAATACGCTTCCGTGTTTCTCTACAAATTGAAAGAGTACCAAACTATTTCCCTTTTGGTCTAACACGAGATTGCTAATGAAGTTATTTCGCCACTGATCACGAACAATCCAGTCGACTTCTTCTTGATACTTCATTCCTTTCATCGCCTTACATTCCTCGTCTTTGTGTTTCAAGACCAGACAAGTAATATCTAAATTGGCGACCTTACCATCTTCCATAAGTTCTTTGGTCGTAATAACCTTTGTCACATTACCAAAACAACCTTCCAAAACTAGGCGATGAGTTTTTGTTCCGTCCAATGTACCTGTTGTGCCAAATCTCCAGTGTGCATTTTCACACTTGTTCATAATCGTTGTGAGAGATTTTGCTTTGAACAAATGTGCTTCGTCACCATACACAACGTCAAACTTTTCAAACCATTTCTTAGGAAACTTGTATATTGATTGCCATGTCGAGATAGTTACTGGAAACTCATTTGATTTTTCTTTACCACCATATATCCTATGACAGTTTTCACTCACTTGCCAATCTACGGCACTGGCGTAGTCTTGGAAGTCACCATACATTTGCTCGACCAAGGATGTTGTGGGTACGATAATTAATTGTTTCTTTTTTCTTTGTTGATAGTATCTCATCAGAGTATAGATGATTAATGATTTACCTGAAGCAGTTGGTGAGAGCAATAAAGACCTTGCACCCTGAATACCTTTTCTTACTGCTTGAACCTGATAATCTCTCATCTGAATAGGTTGGTCGTTACTGTGTAGGTTTAATTCCTTTGCATACTTCTCAACATATTCAGTCGATACAATATCTCCCTTTGATATAAGTTGATTGTCTACGGTGTACTCCAGCTGTTTAGCGAAGTCGAGGAGATACTTGATCAGTCCAACAGGTAATTCTTTATTGAACATATTGAACAGCCTCGCTTTACCATCCCACATACGCGATTTATATGCAGGCATAAATCTGGCTCCAGGAATGTCAAATGTAAAAAAATCATTTAACTCCTGAAGAATACCTGTATCGCATTCAACACTCATATTGACAGCGTTTTTATATGAGATTGTAATGTCAGCCATTTACATAAGTCCGTTAGTAAACTTTGTCCACTCGATACCGTTTTTGATATCCCATGTTCTGCTATTTAATGCTCTCATGACACGCTCTAGAAAATCACAAACTGTACGAATATATTCGACTTTGTTCATCTGTTCCTGCAGATCGTCGTCTGATTCTATCATATGTTGCATATCGTTTTTGAGAGGTTTGTTACCGAGCCATTGATCCCATCCAAGAGAATCTAGTTCTTCTCGAGTAAGTTCACCACGCCAGTATTGTTCTTTGATTCTTCTCAATTTAAAGTATGCAGCTTCGGATTTTCTCAGCTGTAATTTAAAATTAGAGAGATGATTGAGATATTTGGAATGAAGTTCAGCAGTCTTGATTGTCTCTTTACCGAGTTCCAACTCGTTAATTTTGCAGTCAACTGCCCATGTGTCTTGTAATTCTTTTAAAGTAATCATAATATATTGTACCCTTTTTTGGGGTTTATGTCAAGTTTTCAATTTGGAATGTTCTGTATCTAAATCCAGCTATTCCAGTGAAGTAGTCTCCTGCTCCCTGTGTAATATCAAAGTCGAGACCTTCCAGACTTGTTGGGAATGCATCGAAAAATGTTATCTTAATTGTAGGGTTATTGTTTGAATCAAGAACAAATAAGTCAGCATCACTCACTTGCGCGATTGCTTCTTTCTTGCTCTTCTGTGCTGTGGCAGTCCTATACGATTGTGACTCTATGAAGTCAGTAAACTGTTGGTTCTTATCAGGGAAGCCAAGACCAATTAACCATCTGTGTAACTCTTTGTAGTTCGACATATCCTCTTGAACGAGGAATCTGATCAGAAGTTCACCAAACTGAATTTTGTCTCCAGGATATGGGAGAGTTGCAAGTGGTGTCTGCATCTCTGGAGACCCAAGAGATATCTGTGGCAGGTTTGCAGCCTGACAAAAGTATGATGCTTGAGGTATGTTCGCGATCTGGAATCGAAAACCATTTGGTCTTAAGAAGTCTAGTTCAGCTGGATTGTTCTGGCTGAAGTCTGCTTCTGAAACATTTGTAATAGGATTATATGCCATACCACTATTTATAAGCAAAAAAAAGGGGATCCGAAGATCCCCTTTAGGTGGTTGATTATATCAACTCTTCTTATTTACATAAGATTTGTAACTTTAACACTTCTGTAGTATTGGTTACGGTCAGCAGTAAATGTGTCTGCGTCTGTAGTTCCGTCTGATTGAGTTACATATGGGTTAGCGATCATACCATACCTAGTCTTGAAACCAATTTTTGGTTGGAAGTCAGTAGGATCGATTGCTCTAACTTGCTGCAATGGAACGTATGGGCAGTAGAAAATACCAGCGTCATATGGGCTAGTACCTTTATAACCTACAACGTAGAATTGCGATGCAGCACCAGTGTTTGCACTGTATGGGTCAACATATACTCTATATCTACCATTCAATACACCAGCGAATGTGTTACCTGTGTCATCAACATTCAAGTCAGTGGATAATGCTGGAGCATAATCCAAAACACCAGCCATTGCGAGGGCACTTGCTACATCTGAAGAACAGATGATGAAGTTACCTTTGCCTCTACGAGTGTCTTGAGCGATTACGTTGGCATCTCTTTCAATATTGAAGAGAAGACCTTTGAATCTCTCAACAGACCATCTACCGTTGGAGTCAACGTCAAGGTCAAAAGTTCCTGCAGTAGCAGTAGAAGCAGAACCAGTTTTAGCAACCTTGTAGATTGTTCTGATTACTTCTCTGTTGATTTCAGCTAAGATTTCCTGAGACAGAATGTTTGACAATTCGCCTTCAGCGTCCAGACCGTGAATAGCTTTCAGGTCTTGAGCCAATTCGATTGTGTATTCTGCTTTCAGTGCTCTAGTCTTAGCAGTAACAGTGGTTTTCTCGATTGAGAAAGCCATTTCAGCAGGGTTTACACTTTCACCAGCAGAGGTAGTCATACCTGTACCAGTTGTGTAAGTTCCGTCCACTGGGTTAGAACCAGCATGAGTACCTGTTCCAGAGAAGTCTGTGTCGGCTTCATTGAAAAGGGCTTCAGTACCAGTTTGTGATGTAAAGTGGGATTTCATCGCAAAGATCAGTCCTGTTGGACCAGTCATTGGCTGAACACCAGCTACATCATATGCCATCAGATTTGGCAGGGCACGTCTGACAAGGCTGATCAATACTGGATCATAGTTGTCGATAGAAGCACCAGTTGCGTTCTCTGACTCAAAAAGAGCTTGTTTCTCCTCGCGGAGAGCCTTCTCTTGGTTTTCTAGAACCACAGCCGTAACATTCTTACGGTGTGAGTCTTTAATTTCAGGAAGTTCTGGGTGATCCAATACAGGAGCCCATTTTTCCATTTGTGATTCTGAAAGATACATCTTTCGTCTCCTTGCTTTAGTTTAAATAGTTATTAACTGTTATTATTTATAAAAATTATCTTTTTACCGATTTCGAAATCGCTTGAGCGTAAATGCTGATTGGTGAAGAACCATCGCTGATTTCTGAGACAGCCTCATCGTCAACTAACTTATCTTCTTCCTGATCTGCTTTTTGCGATGGGAAATAATTTTCCTTGATCACAGAAAGTTTTTCAGCGTAATCGTCATCAAACTCAACGTCTTCAACGAGTTTAGCAAACTTTTCAGCTTCAACATCAGTCAAGTCGCTAGTAGCTTCTCTGATTGCTGCTGATTTAGAAAGGTCTACGTTAGCAGCTGACAATTCAACTTTTTCATTAGTTGATTCGTCTAGCTTCTCTTTGAGTGATTCGATTTCACTCTGCATTTCGCCCAGTACATCATATTTCTCTTCAGGAATATCGATGTAATGCTCGGCAAAAACTTGTTTTAAAGAGCCAACGAATGATTCTGTGATCTCGTTTCTCAAGCCACGCTCGATAGCAAGTTCATTTTCTTTCATCCAGTTTTCGGCAACATAGTTCAAATAACCGTCGATTTTTTGAACCATTTCTTCCATAAATGTCTCTTGTGCCACTGCTGCTTCTTCAGCAAGTTCAGCTTTGATCTCATCAATTTCAGATGATACTCTCGCTGTAACAACTGCTTCAAATAAGTTTGCAGCTTTGACTTTAAATTCTTCTGACAAATGCTCCTCATCAGCGAACAAGTTTTCCATGTCGTCAGCAAATAAAGTATCTTCGGAAAGATCCTCTTCACCTTCAACTTCTTCAACAAATTCGTCAGACTCTTCTTCGTCACCTTCCATACCTTCAGGCAGTTCAGCTTCGATTTCTTCGTCTGTGATGTCCTCTTCAAGCACTTCGTCTTCAGACTCAGTGTCTTCTGCTTTCACATCTGCGTGAGTTCCAGGTTTGTTAACCTGTCCTTCAGTAGACGCTGTCTCAGATGAACCCTGAGTTGGTGAGGTTTGGTCGCCAGCATTAGAAGACGAGGCAGATTTACTACCGTCTTTTGATGCTTTAGCGGAAGCAACTTTACCTGCATCAGCAGAAAGTGCATCGTCAGATTCCAGTTTTTCTTGTTCTGGATTGGCTTCAGATGAACCTTGTACTGGTGGGGTAGAATCGCCTTGAGATTTGTCTGCAGGACGTGCAGCAGACTCGTCTAGTTCATTGACTTCTTCGGTAATCTCTTCAGGTTTACCTTTAAGAAGTTCTCTGATTTTGCTTTCTACAGCCATTTTATTCTCCTTGTAGAGTTTTCGTTTTGCTAGTTTTATTTATAATTTCTTAAATCTTAGATACCTTTTCAAGAAAAGAACTAAATACAGCCATTTTTGCTTCCTCTAGTTCATGGGAACTCGCACTTTCAATAATTTCCTGTGCTTTTTCCACTTCTCTTGCACACCAAACGCCGTCAACCATAACCCATTCACGGCTCTCCATAATACCTTGAACAAAGGCGTCTGGAGCAGATGGATCGGATACAATATCAGCAGCAGTTGCAAGCATGAAGTCATCTTGGACTTCACTGATGCCTGAACGCTCTTTTATAGATCCCAATCCACGGGATGATACACCCAATTGTGCACCTGCTTCGATTAAACTTGCAGCAACTTTACCCATTGGAGTGTCAAGGACTTTCGCCTTACCAATCCAATTGTCTCCATCCTCTTTGAGGGAAACAATCATATGAGATACACGATCCAGATTGACCGTTGGACCATCTGGGTGACCCAGTTCGCCTAACGCTCTGTTCTTGTTTATTTGTTGCTCTGTGTAACGCGCAACTTCTTTTTGCATAACCTCTTTCGGATATACACGACCATTGCGGTTTTTTAGATTAGATTGTAAGAACACACCTTCAATATAAAGGTTTTTCTTTCCATCCTTCTCTTCTTGGATGTATTGAACATCCTCAGTTATTTCTTTTATTAGTTTCATTAACCTAAATCTCCTTGGTTCTGGTGTTGTTGTGAACCATAACCAGATACTTTGGCGAGTTCTACTATTACTGTTCCTCCGTTACCAGACGCAATCACGATCTCTACATCGGATCCGTTCTCGTCGTCATCGGAGAACCCATAAAAGTCCAACTTACCTGTAACTTGTAGTTCATATAAGATTTTAGAATTCCGTTGAACATACGCTCTTGCACCAGACGATAATGCCCAATGAATAGCTTTAATATTAGCTTTCGGTGAAGATTGTGTTTCGGTCGATTTTTTAAGCGTTGTTGCTAACGCTATTGTTCCAGTGGCAGCAGTCCCACGGACAGCGATTACGCCATGTGTTTGCGTTAGTTTTAAAGTGTCTACTGTGACTGCCATCTAATTTATTCTCCTACTGGTTCAAGTTCCCATACAGGAACCTTGTTTACTGATTCTTTGAACATCACTTCAGCTACTTCATCAACGCCTTCGCCATAAGTTGCTAAGACTGTGCCTTCGCCGAGTTTGTGATGCATAACTTGTCCATTTAGAGCCATTTTAAATTCATCTGTGTTCGAACTCCCTTGTGTTGGGGGAGTTACATCACCAGCGATACCGCGTTCAGCGTTACCGTGATCAGCAGTTGGCTCTTCTGCTTTTGGTTTATTAACAACCTCTGATGATTGTTTATTTTCTTCTTCAGAAATAAGTGTTTTAAGCGTCTTCATTTGGCTCTTCTTCCTCTTGTACTTCTGGCTCTGGATTAACATCCACTTCACCAGCAGTTGGTTCTGGTACATCTACGACTGGACCAGCGTTATTAAACATTGCTCCAGCAACTTCTGCTTTTCTATCAGCTATCATTGCATCAGCACGATCATTCATAATACTGTTGAATGTATCTTGTGCATCCGTCAGTTTACCATCTTTCCACTGATCCATCATTTGTCTAACGACATTAGCTTTTTCAACCGCTTGGTCTTCTGCTTTTACGTTTTCTTCACTCATTATTTTCACCTTCTTGTTCTACAGGTAATTCGCCTTCAGCAGCCTCACCCTCTATTTGTTTATTGATGAGATCGATTTCATCTTCTCTCATCTTTAAAATTTCCTTTTGCACATATTCTTTAGAGAAATATTCTCCGACATAATTAGAAAGACCGTTCAAAACTTCTACTC